ATCAGCATCTACTCCTGATTCTTGAGCATAGATTAAACTTCTACCTTGAGTTAATCCATTAATTGTTGAAATAGTACTTGCGTTAGAAGTAGATAAATACTCTGTAGCTAAAGGATTTAATTCAACTCCATTGTCTTGATAAGTACTTCTATTCATAGTTCCAAAATACCAAGAGTTTTCTAGATAATTATAAATTACATAACGATCATTTTGATCTGCGGAGCTAGAACAGTAGTACCATATTACTTCAGAGAAGTTAGAATTTTGTGCAGCATAAACTTGAGGATATTGAACTTTATTAATATCTTCAAATACATGATTTAATATAGGACAGGGTATTTCTTGAACTGATCCAGCGTATCTAAAGAATTGTCCATCAGACATCCAATAAGCTACGTCATCTATGACTATCGCAGAGTTAAGACCGACAGCTCCACAGTCGTTACCTAATTGTCTAAATCCAAATATAAAAGGAGGACCTATAAAAGACATTGATTGCATTGTAGTATCTGTCCATATTAATATAGTTCCTTTAGCAGGTCTTGCACATCTTATTTCACTTCCTCCTGCTATTCTTTGTGATCCTGCAGAGTTAGTTACATTAGGTGTCCAAAAATTATAATTTTCTTGATCAGACCAACGAATAAACATTTTATCAAAAGTTGTACTGTCTCCAATAGTTAATTCTGTTCCCATACAAATAACGTGTCTAGTTTCTGTAGATACTATTGATAGTGTAGAAGTAGTAGGAGCATTAGCAATAACTGTAGCTCTATTATCAGTCATTCCTCCTGAAGTATCCCATTCGTAAGTTCCACCATCTTTTTCAGTGATAACTAAATCTTCACCCCAATTATTAATAGACCATAACCTTGCATCAAGAGTAATTTGTGAACTTGTTCTAGGAGTACTCCAAGTACCTGCATTCCAAGTACCGGCTCCCCAACCATATCCAAAAGTTTGTATAGATGGACCTATATTTAATTGATAGGTAGCAGTACAATTTGCAGTAGGACCTACTGCAGAAGTTGCTGTTGCACTACTTTGAATAGTATAAGCATCAACATTTGCTATACTTAAAATTTCATATTCAGCATCTAATGTAGCTGCAGGAATTCCACCAACGTCAGTACTTACACTACTTAGTGTGACAAAGTCACCTTGTATAGCTCCATGAGTTGTATCTGTGATAGTTATAATGTCACTACTTAAAGTAGTACTAATAGCATTAACAAGAGCTTCTGTTGATCTTATAGGAGTAATATCTTGACTTGTTCCAGCTACATAAGCATATATTTTTTTATCAGTTCCCAGAGCTTCATAACGAGAACCATTTAAAGCAAACCATTGTTCTAAAGCTCTTCCAACTCCTACATAGTATTCTGGACTAAATTTAGTCCATCCACCTATTTTTTGAGGAAGTCCTTTACGAAATCTTATTTTATCACCATCTACCCATCTACCTTCTGCACCTGTTTCAGTGTTTTCAGTATCAATTCCTGGTTGAAAATTTAATTGAGTTAATGGCATAATTTAAAGTATATAACAAAAATGGTAAAAATCTACTGCTATTTTACAAACGAAGGTAGCCCTAACATTGGTCTTCCATCAAACTTATTTTTGTATTATATAAAAATCCTGTTATTTTAGAAGTATTACTATAAACTACCAATTTATGAAAGAAATTGCAACAATACCTTTATTTGCTACACCTCTTACAGTTTATAGTATTAAACATATAAATCAAGAAAAAATAGAAAATGTACTAAAATCTATTCAATACAATAATATAGATAAAATACCTAATCACAGCTCTATAAGTAAAAGCCTAAACGTGTTGAATGAGCATCAAGATTTAAATGGATTAAAGGTAAAAATAGAACAAGCTATAGATAATTTTTCGCAAAAAATAGTAGGTAATGTAGAAACAAAATTTTCTTTAACAACTTCTTGGGCAACAGAAACAAAAACAAATGAAGTATCTGATATACATAAACACTCTAATAATTTATTTTCAGCAGTTTATTACAATATAGCCGATGATCAAAATAGTCCTATAAGATTTTATAAGTATAATAATGAAACTAATATGGAAATTTCACCTGAAAAATACACTATCTATAATTCTAATTATTGGGATATAAAACCTTTAGATAAACTTTTATTAATTTTCCCATCTTATTTAAGACATTCTATACAACGTAATAAAAGTAAAAAAACCAGGTATTCAATAGCTTGTAATTTTCACCCAATTGGAAACTATGGACAGGGTGATAGTAGATTATTAGGAGTTAATTTTAAAACTATCGGGTAATCCAATAAATTCTCTGCTGTCAAATTTATTTTTTCCAGACCATTTTGATTCAATGTCATTATAATGTAAAAACACTTGAGTACAAATATTTCCTTCAAAAGGTTCTCTCCAATGTTCTAATTCAAAACCTTTATAAATTAACATATCACCCGGATTTAATATTATTTTAATACCAGTGTTTGCTCCATCTTTTATATTAACCTTACATTCAGTAATATAAGTTACATTATCTTCTCCAGTTGGGTCTATATAAATAGGCCATAAGTCTCCACCTAAATTCATTGTTGTAGATATTTCACAACTAGGTCTGTCTTTGTGTCTAGCTAAAGCATTTCCTTTGTAATAAATTCTAGCATAAGAATAAGTTGGAACTAATTTTAATTCCGTTTCTTTTTCCATTTTTTCCCTAACATTTAACAATAAATTTTCCATAACTAAATCAGCATAATGAGCATACGAATTAGGTACTTGTGGATCATTAAAATCGCCAAATAATTTTGAAAAAGGGGATATATGTCCTTTATCAAACATGTGTTTTACAACTTTTTTTTTAAGTAAAAAATACTCATGACAAAAGTTAGCCAGTTCGTGAGTGATAGCTTGTCTTATTATTTGATAATGATTTTTTTTAAAGCTCATATTAAAAAATTTTTCCTTTCTGCCACTCCCATATAAAAGGAGACATTTTTATTTTATTATAAATTTCGTATTCCATCTTTAAATATTTTAATACTTCTTCTTTTTTAAAGTGTTCTTTTATATCAGGTCCTTTATTAAGATTAAACGATTTATTAAAATGCATCTGTAAAAAATTCTTTAAGTCAGGTAAATCTACATACCACTCTATACAAGAATTTATTATATACATACTTTGATAAGCAGTATGATTAACATTACCTTGTTCTCTAGATTTTTTTTCATGGTAGGTTGAAAAAAGTTTATCTAAAGAAACATCTTCTACGTTTATGTTCTGTCTTTCAATATCATAACTAAGACCTGCCATAAATCTTTCATATGGATCTCTAATAACTGTCCAACAAACCTTATTAAAGTTTCTTTGTTCAGAATATTTTGGTTTTAAATGCTCAATTGTTTTTAAAACACTTGTACATGCATTTTTATGAATTAACAAATACTGAAAATTATCTGTTTCATAAAACTCTAAATTTTGAAAATACATTATATACTATATTCTATCCACCCTGTAATAATATACTTATTATCTTTAGGAGAATTTCCTTTATGAACGTGTGTATAAACAGCTGGCCATATTACTAACTTCCCTTCCTCCGGTTTTATTTTTAATCTTTGATCTAAAAATTCAGTTTCTCCATCTTCAACTGTATTTAAATAAAGTATAAAAGACATAATTCTATTTCTATCGTGTAATGACATGTTTTCGCAATGCCATAAAGGATAACCTTCTTCAGGTTTAGTTTTTTGTATTTTGATGTCTAGAATACTATGTGTTTGCACATTATTTAGTATTTTATATTTTTCTATATATTTTATGTAATGCTTATTCCAAAATATTTTTTGGAAGTCTTCGTCATTATATTTTAAACTAACCGATTCATCTTGAACTTCCTTGGAGTTTCTTTTTACTTTAATATTATTTTCAAAAAAACTTATTTGTTTATTACAAAAATCTTTTGTATAAGCTTTTTCAAAAACACCTACGTGTTGATCAATTATCATTTAAAAAATATCTGTAGAGTTATTCTATCTTCTGGTGCGTTATAATTTAATAAAGTTGTACCGTGTCTTATATTACCTTTGTTAATTACAACCTTATTAAATTCAGGTTTTTCTGCATGAATAGAATCATTATCTAACCAAAGATAAAGTCCTCCCCAATCTATTTCCCAATTTTTATTTAAATAAATAGTGCATCCGTAACTATAATTACTATCATTATGTATAGGAATAAAACTTCCTTTTGTCCAAATATATAAATGACCTATTATTTCTTTATCTTTAAATTTACTATCTAATTCTACAAATTTAAATTTAATATATTCTAAATCTTTTTTTTTCAACTCGTAGGCTAATACTAATGATGATCCTTTTACAATATTTTCTCCCCAATTAATATTAGATTTCCATATGGGTTTGTATTGTTGTGACTCTTTAATTACATTTTCTACTAAAGTGTCTATAAAAGATACTTCTAAAAAATTATATTTTTTTAAAATCATTTAAAAGGTTGTCCTATATTCCAAACAACTAAAGAATATCTCGTTCCTTTTGTAACGGGTTTAACTCTATGCCAAACAAAACTAGGAAAAACACAGATAGAACCTTGTTCTCTTATTTCTTCACAAGTTCTTATATTATTTTCTTTTTTACTTGTGTTTCTAAAATTAAACTCTAACTCCCCGCCTTCATAATCATTTGGATCTGAAAGACAGCAAGTTACAGATAATTTTCTAATTTTACCTTTGAAATTAGTATCATGTTCATTACCATAAGGCTCTTCCCAACTATCACAATGCCAATCATAGTATTGATTTAATTTATATTTAGTAAATTGACAGGATTCGGAATAATCCCAATTAAAATTCCAACCGGCACTTTTATTTGCTGAGTGAATAAAAGGCTGTATCTCTTTATATATCCAAGGTTCATTTAACCATGTAACATTTGAATCTCTTATTTTTTTTAAATCTTTAAAGTCTTTTTCTTTTAATTTTTTTCCGTCTTTAATTTTTTCCGTTTGGCCTCCAGTTAAAGCGATTTCTTCTTTTTTTTGATTTCCGTATTTTATTAAGTCTTTACAAAAAGATTTTGGTAAAGCAGCTTTAAAGTACCAATAGTACCATTTAAGATTCATTATAACTTTCTATATATATGATGTTAAATTAAAAGTATAGATTTAACTAGTCCAGTTCCCTTGTTTTTTATAATGAAATTGTGCTTTTAAACTCCAAACTCCAGATGCAAGAAACCCTCCTGAGGGTTCTTTAATTAAAACTTTACCACTAGCACCAGTTCCACCATCTCCTCCAGGAGAAAACTGACCATCTCCACCACCGCCCGATCCAGTATTGGTTGCTCCAGTACCACCTTGTCCACCTCCTTCGTTTGGTGCTCCATGTCCACCTCCTCCTGGTGGTCTAAAACTAACTGAGTTATTAGATCCATATTGACCTCCACCAACTCCTCCTCCAGCAAAAGTATTTCCAAAAGGTCCAAAATAAGGTTGAGGTGCACTTCCAAAAGATGGGGGACTTGTTGATCCATTACCTCCAGCACCATTAGGTGGTCCTGATCCAGCTGAACCCGATCCTCCTCCACCACCTCTATATGGACCAGGTGTTCCTCCATTATTTCCTTGAGGTCCTCCAGTACCATTTCCACCACCCGAACCTGTTGGTGCGGATCTTCCTCCGCCAGCCCCAAAACTTGCATTTAAAGGTGAAGCTGCCCCAACAGTGGTTAACGAACCATCTACACCGTTACCAGAACCTCCTGCACCAATAGATATTGGAAAAGATGAAGCAGGAAAAGGATGTCCTGGTGTAAAAGAAACAGCCCCTCCGCCACCGGCTTCTCCGATACCACCTTTACCACTACCACCACCACCTATAATTAGTGTGTCACAACTTGCAGTTCCATAGCTTAAAGAAAAAGATGGATTAGATGAATTAATATTATGAATAATTTCAGGTTGTTGATCGGGTTCATTAGTTGGACCAATAATTCCGCCATTTAGAGGTGCAGTTGCCATTATATTAAATCCCAAGTTTGAGTTTGTATATTCCACTCATAGTTTATAGTATTATCAAGTAAATTAACAGCCGTCCATTTTTGATTAGTTTCATCCCAATTTGTTTTATAAAAAGTTCCCAAAGGTGGTGCTTCAGTTATCACACTTGCTACCCAAGTGTCTGTTTCACTATTCCAATCTACAAGTGAGCCATCGTGTTTAACAGCACACCAGCTTGATCTATTTCTATCCCACCTACAATCATAACCTTTTACTTCTCCGTTGTTATCATAATCAATAATAGTTGGATGAGCTAAAGGTGGTTTCCATCCCCATTGAGCATTATATATATCCCATTTTTCCGTATCTTGTACCCAATCTGAATGTGGTTTTGGTATTACATTAGGTACTGGAGGAATCCATTCAAAATTAGAATTCAAAGTCCACGAGATAAAAGGTTTTGGTGAAATAAAAATATTATTTACAGGGTCATAAGTAAATTCTTTACCTGCATATTTTTTTCTAAAGTTATTATTATAAGAAGTCTGTTTCCAAGAAACACCGCCTTCTATGTGAGGAGTAACGCTTTCAATCCATTGTTCGGCCTCAATAGATAAATCTCCACCATAATTATTAATATCTTCATTAGAAAATACCAGTACTCTTAGTACCACATTGTTTGAATTTAATTCAGCAAAATGAGCCATATATTATGAAACCCCCTATTATGCGTCGTTTAGAATTTCGTAATTTACAGTCATAACAGCATCACCGGCAGCACTTGCGCCACCTTCTAAGTTATCACCTTCTTCAAGGTATAACGCTGTGTTTTTATCAATGACAGTAAGAGTTGAATCTGCAGGCACAGCAATAGTACTTGCGATTGCTATAGGTGATCCACCTGATTTAGTTATAAATACAGAAACATCTACTGCTGATGATCCATCAATGTTTGCTATTATAATACTATTTACTTTAACAAGTGTATCTGATGCAGCTATTAAAATCTCATCTGTAAGAGTAGTAGTTAATGCATGCTGTACTGATTCACCTGTGATCGATGTTACGTTTACTAGATTTGGGTTTGCCATAATTTATTTTCTCCTGTTAATCTTTTATCCGAAAACTAATGCCATTACAATAGCTTTTCCTGTTGAAATTCCTGCTGTGTCAAAAGATAGTGTGCCACTACCATTTGTAACTAAAGCTTGTCCATTTGTACCATCAGAACTAGGTAAAGTAAAGTAATTTGTTGAACCTTGATTTCCAATTCCTGCTACATTAATATTACCTAAATCTGCTCCTACATCATAAATGGTAGAGCCATCTGTATATACTATTGATTTAGTACCTTGAGTAATAACTACACCATTAGCAGCATGACCTGTATTTGCAAAAGTTAAAGTATGAGAACCAGTTGTATTATTAAATAATGTATAATCACCTTCTACAGCATCTGTAAATACATAAATAGAACCTGTTAAAGCACCCGTAAATTCTATTACTTTATTGTGAACTTGATCATCAGTAGTTGAATCATCAGTATTAGTAGTAGAAGTATTAGATACTAAAGTTACATTAGCAGAACCAGCAACACTTGCTGCAACATATCCTCTTACTGTACTGTCAATTCTGTTTAAAACATAGTTTACAAGATTACCCCAGTTACCTGAGTTTTCTCCAGAAGTTTGTCTTTCTAATTTTAATCTTGATGTATAAGTTGACATAATTTGTTATATTTTATAAATTTATATTTGTAAATAATATATATTTGTATTCATTTGTACACTAAATATTAGTCCAAGTTTCAGTATTATCATCAGTAATCGGATCCCAAAATCTTAAATTTACTGGTGTAACTGTCATTTCTTGACCTGTTTGAACAATAAAGTTATTAGTATTAGGTATAATATCATCTAAAGTTATAGTCATTTCTTGACCAGTCATTAATTGAAAATGTTCAGCACTGATTGTAATAGAGCTTACATTAGCATTAGCACTACTTCCAATAATAGGAAGTATTTGATCTGTTGTAATTATAAAACTACCAGATGAAGTATTTAAAACTTGACCAGTTATTGTAGTTGAACTTGCTGATCCAGTAACTACATTACTTACACTTGTATTTATTGTAAATTCAGGAACTACTACCGTTATAGCACCA